CTGTTATATCCATGTAAAGTAACCTTTTCAGAATCACCTATGACACCATCATCATCACCATCATATTCAACGCCATCTTCTAATATAGATTGAAATTCTTTATTAAATTCTGTCATGTAATATTCTGCCATTCTTTCGAATCTATCTTTATCTGCTTCTGATCTAAATTTAGTTAATGCTGGTAACATGAATCTTCCTAAGAATAAATAAACACCGCAACGTTCAAATTGATCTAAGTTAACTCTGGTATCTTCCATTTCAACATCACTATCTTTAACTGAAAACCATTCAATTCTTAATCTTCTTAATATATCATTATTTGTTTGTGCAAAGTAATTAACTGCCGTTGTATCTATCGCAGCTATACCAAAACCAAATGCATCTGGTTGATACTTAGTTACGTCTGCTTCTACAATAACATTTAATCCAGTATAATTAGCCATTATTCAATCTCCTTTTTAACTTCTTTTTTATCTTCTTTTTTATCTTCTTTGGGTTTTTTTACTTCCTTAACTTCCTTAACTTTATCTTCGGCTATTTTAAAACCTTTTAAATCCCATGAAGATTTGTTTGATAGATAGTCTAATTTTGATCTAATAATAATTTTATCTTTTCTTTGTAGCTTTACCATTTCACCAGCTTTAGTTTTAATTCCTTTTAAGTTGCCACTTGTTGTAATATTGTTATCTATCATTTTAAATCCTTTTAAATTAGTTTAATAAAGGGGGTATTGCTACCCCCTAGATTTAAGTATTATTATGCTACGATTGAAGAATCATTATATAATTCAACACCGTAAGTGTCATGTAATTCACCAACACCATATACTGCTGTTGCAACAATTTCGTCCGCTCTAAGAGACGCATCTCTTTGACCTTCGATTTTGATATCTTCCATAATTGCTAAACCTAAAGCATCTTTGTGGAACATTGCACCAGTAAAGTCACCAGTTGCAGACGCTTTGATTGCCATATTAGCAGATTCATAAACATCAACACCAGCTATTTTACCAACATAACCAGTTTTCATAGCTTCGTTAGAAACGTCAGAAGATAAACCAGCGAAAGTATTAGTTAAGCCAGATTTAAGGTCATATGCGATATTAGGGTGAATAACAACTGCACATTCCGATAGGTCTAAACCTAAAGTTTTAAGAGTTGCTGCTGATTGGAAAAGCAACGCTGGAGTTAGAGCAGTTGATGCCCCACCTATAGAAGTTGCGAAACCATCAAACAAAGCTGTTAGATCAGCGTCTTGTTTAAGAGCGATTGCATTACCAAATATTTTTCCAATATCCGCTGCAACGTTTCTAGGTGCTGAGTTTTTAGCTAGGTCTGTTAGAGTTGTCATTACACCAACTTCACTTGCTGTTATAGTAACAGAAGTTGGGTTGATTGCAGTATTAGACAGATCAGTTGCTTCATCTACTGCTGCTGCTGATACTACTGGGTAAATTGGAACTTCAACTGATTTTCCACCACCAGAGATAATATAGTTTTTAACTAAGTTTCTCATGATTGATTTTTCACCAGCTACAAATTGTGCTTCTGCTACAATTTCAGTATATAGTTCCGATACTGTGCTACTTGTTGTTTCGTTTGCCATTTTATTATGTCCTATTTATTATAATTGTTAGTTTAAGTTTTAAAATTAACCAATTTGAGTCGCTTTAGAGTCCCTTGCTTTTCTGTAATTAGAATAAGCGAGTTTGCCTTCTTTAGTTTTCAAATCGATATCCGCCAAATTAAAGGGTTTTGGAGTTGACCCACCGATAGCCGCCTTACTTCCTGAACCCGTTTGTGTTGACATACGGAAGTGTTGGTTTGTATCTAAGAACTCTTTAACATTTTCTTCAATGCTTAACAGTTCACCTTTTGAGTTATATCTTACATTGCCATTTTTATCAAGAACTTCTATACGACCATCATCATTTAGTTTAACGTTACCTTTAAGTAGTGCTACAACTTGCTCTGGAGATATTGCTTGATTATTAGAAGCTACAGATAGTATAGCGTTATCTATCTTTTCTTTCTTAATTTGTGATTTATACTTAGTAATCTCACCATCTTTCTCTAAAATTCTTTCTTGCATGATCTTCTCTAAATCTGCTTTAGTCTTAGCGTCTGTTAGTTCTTGAGATTTTAAGGCTTCTGATTTAGCTTTATTATCTTCTTCTATTACTCTTTCATGTTTTTTCTTTTCTGCCATTAATCTTTGTTGAACAATATTATCTAGCTGTTCTTGATTAAACATCTTTTGTTCTACTTTTGTTTCTGCTTTAGACTCTACTTGTTCACCTTTTGTTTCTTCTGGAGTTATTTCTTTTTTGATTGTATCTTCTGACATTTTATATCCTTTGTTATGTTTGTTTAAACCACTACAACTGTAGTTATATTGGGAAAGCCCCAATCACTTAAAATGGGTATATATTATTTGTGGTATTATTACAACACCTATAAATATAATTTAAATAAGATTTGACAACTAAACCTAAAAGCGTATTATGTTTATATGAAAACAACAATTAAAGGAGAAAACAAAATGACTAACGAAGCAAAGACTGTACTTAAGAATGCAAGAGAACTTGCAACACAAAATAAATATCAAGAAGCTAAAGATTTACTTCATAAGAATACTTTCTTATGTGATTTAGATTCTCAATTCTGGACAGTATATCAAGGTTTAAGTATGGTATATTCAGAAAAAATAAAGGAGATAGCGTAATAATTAATCAGAATTTAATTAACTCTAAGAAGCAGACTTTAAATGTTTGCTTCTTATGTGGCATATCCATTAATGCCATTATAACAATTAAAGGTGATATAAAAGGTAAGGTTAAATATATAAAGTATTTATTCATCTAAAAGACCTTCTTCATTATACCAATCAGGATTAACATAAGAGAATTGATGCCTACAATTATATCCACCTCTTACTACTAATGGATTTGAACCATTTTTACCACTCCATGAATTACTATTCCATATTCTATTAATATCAGCTATAGTATATATTCCTTTTCCTGATCTATCATAGACTCCATTAATCATATTTCTACAATGCGATCTAGTGGTAGGTATTACATCTCCATAGTATTTAACATAAGTTAAACCAGCGTCATTAGCTTTATTAAAGTTTAGTGTTGCGTCAAAATCTCTTAATCCATCATTAAGTATTTGTCCAGCATATCTTTTCATATTAACACCTACTCTTGTACTGGCATATTTACTTTGTAATATCTTAATAGCGGAATCAACCTTAGTTGCTAGTAGTGGATTATCTTTATTATTTTTAACATAACTAACTAATCTATTTACAGCATCATCATTAGATACAGAGTATATACCATTGATAGATGTTCTTAGTTCTTTGTTTAATATAGTTATATCAGTTCCGATTAATGTATTTTGATATATTTTGTCTGATAATATTGTTGTGAACTCATTAGATACATCTTTAAACTGTGTGAAGTATTGCTGTTTAAGATTCTTAACTAATGCTAAATCTCCTTTAGTTAATTCTTGAAATTCTACTGGTATAATTCCTATTGTCTTAAATGCTTTCTCTACTCTTTTAGCTTGTTGATTAAATCCTTTTCTAGTTACTGTATCTGCCCAACCTAAATATTCCTTTTCTAATATAGATTTAATCTTAGGTCTTATTGCTATAGCTGATTGTAAGTCTATTAGCTTTCCAGAAGTAGTTGGTAATGATACGTTAGCTAAAGATACAATTTGATCTTCTATCTTATCTAATGATCTTGTAAGTGATTTGTAGTATTTTATCTCAGCCTTTTCTATGCCTTTGATTCTATATTGTGTGGCTTTCTCTATAATATCAGCCATGATACTACCTTATCAGTTGGTATAAATTAAAGTTTTCAAATTCTTCTATAAACTTAATGTTAACAAATCCAGCAGGTACTCTTACTGCTGTTCCGTCTGCTAAATAAGATTCAAATATTTGAGGTGCTATTGATGGTGTAATATTAAATATTGTAATTAAGTTTTTTAAAGCATTTAAGTCATACCAGTAAGTAGATACATATATAACTTCTTCAATTTGTGTGCTTTGATAATGAGGTAAGGCTGTATATACTTCTTTTAGTTCTGAGTTAGATTTAGTTGAGTAAATGAAAAACATAAACATTAACAGTAAACATATAATCATTCTATATGGATTCATGGTTACCCCTAAAATTTTCATTAAATTACTTCCTGTTCTACCTCTGTATCAACTATAGCTTCTTCTGTAAATGAACCTACTGAATTCGCTGAATCTATCTCGTCAAATATAGTATCTAGTATTTCAGAGTCGTTATCTATAACAGACCTTGCTATTTCTTTATTTATTTCTTTATCTAGCGTTGGAGAAGGAACTTGTATTGCTTTTGCTTGTTGATAAAAAGCTAAGTCTGTTGCGTAATCTCTAATATTAAATGAATCAGGATAATTTATTTCACCATCAAATTTAACATTCTGAAATAATGCGTATAATCTCCAAAGATTTTCTTCGGCTATTTCTAAGTTAGCTGCTTTCTCTGATAGTCTAGCATTAAGTAATTCAAATTCAGTTTGTAAAGCTATACCACTTGATACTTGAGTTTTAGTTGCTCTTATTGCACCAGTATGTGCTATTCTATTAATAGATTCTACTTTACCATTTATTGAATCCATAATTGAAGTTAAGCTAGAACCAGACGGTTGAAGTAAGTAAGGTTTTAAATTAGGTTCTAATTCATCAGGTATTTCTATGATAGCACCAGCACCAGCACTAGCATTTGTACTAGGTGTTTTAACTAATGAAGGGTGATTAGATAATCTTACTAATTGTTCTATTTCAGAGTAATCATTATAGATAGATTTTTGTAGATCAGCGATATCAGATAGATCAGATAGACCTATTCCTCTCATAGCAGACTTAGCATTATATAATATTACTGCTGGTATCTTACCTATTTTGTTTGGTACTGAATCTATTAACTCAGGTTCTTTATTATCTGATTCTAAATATACTGTGTCTATTTTATCTTGATACCAAAGTTTAAAGTATTGTCCACCGAACTTATCTACTTCTTCTCTAATCTTTAAATAATCTAATTCATATTTACCATTAATTGATCTACTGTAATTCCAATCATAAATATTCTCTGGAGTTACTATTGAAACATAAGGTCTAATATCTTGACTTAGTTCTTCTGCTCTTGTACCAGTTTGAACGTTAGGTTTATCTAACATTAATAAAACATGACCGTAAATAGCTGAGTAATTTTGTGCTTGTCTAATTACACTATTAAATGTATTACCTTCTAAATCGGCATCTTTAAGGAATGAGTCTAGTGACGCTTCCTCACTCATTGATTCAAAAAATCTAGTAGGTTTAACTCTAAATAAAAATGATGAGTATATTTGAATGATATTTTTACAATGGTTATCGCAAGGAGTGTTAGTAATTCTAGCGTTGTATTCACTGGCTAATTCTAAATTGTATCTATTAAGATATTGACCAGCAGCATAATCATTACCACCATTATATGATCTGATATAATATTCCCAATTCCCTACTTGACTATTATAATCTACATGAGTTTCTTTTACTTGATCTCTAGTATAAGCCATTACTTAACGCCCCATCTTGTAGGTTTGGAATAAGTTGTTTGTGTAGTAAGTGGTTTGATAAAATCTATTAAATAGCCTAGTGCGTCATTCATATGGTCAAATCCTTGTTCTTTATCTGGTATGTTCGTATTTTCTTTATATATTTGTCGTTGTAATCCTTTTAGCAGAGTTTTACACGAATTGCTAATAAAAATATGCCTAACTCCATTACTATCTTTTAATTTAGTATTTACAGCATTTACTCTATCTCTAATAGCTGGGTGTTTGTTTTTAACTTTAACTTTAAATCCAGCGTTCATTAATATACTTAGATCGGTTCTACCACCAGCAGAAGTTTTTCTTTGTTTAGCTGCTGGGTCTGGATATACAAATATCGGTTGATTAGAACCATATCTATCTCTAATCTCTTGACACATCTCATCAGTATTACTTGAGTATATAATAATCTCATCTAAGAAATATATCTTATCCTTTTCTATTTGACATACAGCAGCACTCATTGGGTCAACGTTAAAGTCCATTCCGATATGAATAGGTTTCTCCCAATCAATTTCTTTCTTGATTACTGACTCTACTGGGTGGAAGTTATAATAAACAGAACCAGCATAGTTTTCAAACGTACCTTCAAATTCTTGTCTATAAGTTCTTATATCAATATCTTGTTTGGCTTGATCTAATTCTTCTTGAGAAACCATGCCACCTTCTATTGTAGTATATTGAAAAGACTCCCAGTTATTATCTTGCTTTCCTTTTAAGTATAACTCATAACTCCAGTTACCATAACCTTTAGGGGTTCCACAAAATAATACTCTACCTTCTTTATCTGCTGTTGATGCTCTTAATACTTCATACCATGCTCGTTTATCTATATCAGCGAACTCATCTAATATAAGAAAGTCTAATCCACTACCTCTTAAACCATCAAAGTTTTCAGCACCTCTTAATGATATTGTACTTCCTGAGCCTCTTATTTTAATAGTTAAATTTGTTTCGTTGATGTCTTGAATCCAATTAAAAGAATGTAGCATAGCTTTTAGGTCTGCCCATACAATTTCTTTAGCCATCTTATGAGTGGGTGCTATATACCAAATCTTCTTATTCTTTTGAGTTGCTACTTTCATCATCTCAGTAATACATAGGAATGTCTTACCAAATCTTCTTCCAGATATTAATACTCTGAATCTAGCTTTTGAATCGCTTACTGCGAACTGTGGTTTCGTTAGTGATATTTTCAGTATTACCTCATAGCTTCGTAGTTATCCATATACCATTTATGAAATAACACAAACTGCTTCTTAACTTTCTCTACTGATAAACCTTGATTGCCACTATCATTCATAAAAGAACCACCTACTTGGATATGTCCTATTCTATATTCACAATGTACAAATTCATGTAATATAATTTGAAACATATCCTCTGGCATTGTTTTTAATAGTGTGTGATTGAAGGCTAAAAATGAAGGTGTATCTCTTGTGTTTGGCATACAGTAAGCTACTATTTGTGAAGTTGCTGGAAAGTTATTTATATTTGATATCTGAGTTGTGGTATCTCTACCAGTTACTTCTTTAAAATACACTCTAACTTCTTCTAATGTCTTGTTAAATTCTTGTTTGTATTGATATTCACTTACTACGTTTGAGTGTTGTGCTTTAGCGTTAAATGAAAATATCGTTAAGATTATTGATAATATGATTATATAAAATAAACCTAGTTTTTTCATATATCCTTATTATCTTATTTTTACATTAAAGACAAGTCCCGCCTATAAACACACTACCATCTTCCAATATA